GAGTTCCGGTCTGTACGTCTGTCATGGACCAACCCGTCAGACAGTGACCTGAAGCACGTAGAGGTGTGGGAACACACTTCCAACTCCTCTGGCTCTGCCTCTAAGGTTGCTGAGATTGACGGTAGTTCCTACATTCGTCAGGACCTTGGGACCGGTGTTACCCGGTACTACTGGTTGAAGGCTGTAGACTACTCCGGCAATACCTCGGGCTTCAGTACCGTAGCCTCCGGGACCACAGAGTCAGCAAGCCTGACAAACGGGGAGCTGGCCACAAACTCGGTGTCTACGGCTAAGGTTCAGAACCAAGCAGTATCAAACGGAAACAGTGTCTACTCCACGTCCAACAGTTCGATTAGCTCCAGTATTTCCTACTCCACTGTGTCCAGTTTTAACTACACAGGCACAGGGCAAAATGCCCTTGTTAATTTCAGCTTCTCTATCAAGCCTCCGACCGGTACGATAGACGCCGGGGCACAGATTGACTTCAGGGTCCTGAAGGGTGGGTCCACAATCTACACTGCTACGGACGTGGGGTTAGGAGAGGGTGGAGGAAACTTTGGTGGGTCCATTGTTACTACAGCCAACTCTAGCTCTACCTCATATCAGTTGCAGGTAAGGAAGGGTTCCAACTTCTCGCCTACAACCGTCTACTGCAACCCAAAGTCCCTATCAGTACGGGAGTTCAAGAAATGACCTATGCAATTTATGACATAGAGACCGGAGAAATCCTCCGGCTCTTGACCTGCACCTTTGAGACCCTTCAGGAAAACCTAAGCCCCACCGAGGGCTATGTAGAAGCCAACGTACCCACTGAGGACATGATGGTGGTAGACGGTTCCCTTGTACCTCGTCCAGCTGAGGTCCTAGAGGCTGAGGCTATCGAGAAGGCATGGGGCAAGCTCCGTACAGAACGGGACATTAAGCTGAAGGCTACAGACTGGACACAGATACCAGACTCCCCGGCTGATACCGTAGCTTGGCAAGAGTACCGTCAGGCCCTCCGAGACTTGACCGAGGGACTAGAGGACCCCAGAAACGTAGAGTGGCCTGTAGAGCCACAGTAACCCGAGGAAAGACCATGAGTTTTAGCACAGAAGATATTTACTACGGCCCTTGGATTTATGACGAGTTCAACCGTTCCGTCCCTGCCTCTGTCCGTCTCCGTAACATCGGGGCAATCGGTTCCAGCCGTGACAAGCATGAGTTCCGGTTTGGTGGTTCTGTAGGACAGGACCTACCCGGCTCAGACGGAAACCCTTTGCCTACCCCAGTCTTTGACTCGGTGTACGGTGGTTGTGCCTACTGGGGCCACTACGTCGTCCGTAGAGCTGAGGTAAAGCCGGGGGTCATTTCCATTGCTTCGATTATGAAAGCCTACTCCACAGGGCACTCAGAGACGTATGGTAACACCATAGTCCGAGAGACAGGCATTGGTCTGCATGAGGGGATTAACCTGTGGAATGACCCTGACGGATACCACAAGGCCTACCGTGTCATGGTGTCGATGGGACGGTGGGAAGCTGGGGCAAGGAACAGCAGCCAGAAGGGTTATGAACCGTTCAACCACGTCTACAACACCACAGACCAGAACGTAGTAGATGAGATGTTCTACGGCATGGTCCACGGTATGCGAGAGGCTTGGAGGGACGCCGGGTTTACTATCGAGAAGACTAAGGAAGAACTCGGGTTCATAAGTCCGGAGGTTAAAGTAGAGGCCCCGGTTAAAACCAAGGAACCAGAGGACGACCCGGACCCATTGCTGCATGGTGGCCTGAAGGGTCTCCGTACAATCATCACCGGGGGCCTTGGGATTATTGCTACGTTCTTCACTACCGTCTTTGAGCTATTCGGCTTTGAGAAGGCACAGCAGATGGGCTCCGTAATTGCACAGGTTCTCATTGGCTTGGCTCTGGTGTTCTTGGTCATCAAGTTCTGGGGACGGTTTGAGAAGATGGTCAAGAAGGGACTGAAGAAATGAGCCAAGTCATCAAGTGGCTAGATACCAAGTGGCAAGCCCTGCTTATCGGTGTAGGACTAATTGCCGGTCTTATCTGGTGGGGCCAGAGGGACGCCGTTGAACGATACAAGGATAAACAAGATGAAGACGCCAACCACAGGGCTAAAGAAGCTGACGATGCTGCCCGTAATGCTGACAAGCTGTCTCCTGCTGACCGTAGCCGGTTGCTCGGCAAGAAAGGGTGGTATCGAGATTGAGGTAGCCTGTAACCAATGGGACTACATCTACGCCTCAAGGTGGGACACACTAGAGACCACCGACCAGATACTAGAGAACAACCTCCGAAGGGAAGCCTTCTGTAAGGGGTACTAGTGTCATTTCGTTACTAGTATGCCTCCCGTACCACTAGAGACTAATGAAAGGCCTCCGGATAACTCCGGGGGCTTTTTTTGTGCCTAGTGCATTTTCCTATTGCAATTCTCTGAGGAGGGTTTAAATAGGCAGTCATCAACAGAGGAGTTTACCGATGCCTAGCCTTTACGCCCGTCTCGCAGCTGAATTTGATGCCGCCTTTGACAAGGAAACTGGTATCCTTGACCCCTCTTTTGACAAGGCCACTGTCTCTCGTATCGTCTACCCGGATGCAACTGTTGACGCCAACGGCGTGGCTCATGCCCCTTGTGACGGTTACGTCTGCCGGGTTTGGGTGCCCCTTTCTCGTTTCGAGGACGAATACTACGAGGAAGAACGTGAATATTCTGCAGGTGAGTTCCTGCCTATGAACTATGACGTTTTGGAGTTTGCAGGGGAACGCCCTTTCTCAAAGCAGTTTGCAGCAAAGCAACGCCGTGCAAAGTGGTTGTCTGATAACGCCTCTCTGATTGAGCAAATCGAGACTAAGCTTTCGTGGTCAAGCTTTGCAATGGATGTCCTGTCCCGTGCAAAAAGGGACTGTGGTTTCACCCCCCGCCAAGCTGAGGCTATTGATAGCATGCTCAAGAAAGCTGATGAAAAGGCCAATGATACGGGGGCTAAGACACCCGACAATGGGCACTTTGGGGATGTAGACGGTCGGTTCACCGCCACGGTTACTGTGGAAAAGGTATTGGAGTTTGACGGTGCTTACGGCCCTTACTTCATTGCTACACTGATGACCGACTGTGGTAAGGAGCTTACCTACAAAGGTGGCAACCCCCCTACCATGTGGCCCTTGGCTGAAGGCGGTTACGTCGGTGGCAAAGGTGTCTCCGGTGAATTGTCTTTCACGGTTAAGGCCCACACCGAGTACAAGGGCCGAAGCCAGACCATCATTCAACGGCCCCTCACCAAGGGAGTGGCAAAGTGAAAATAACCAACCCAAACCGAAAGGTACTGAACTATGAACCCCGCATTTGAAGCAGTCTGCGAACGTCGTATTGCTGAACTAAAGAAGCAGATTAAGGAGTTCTCTGGTGACAAGCAGACACTAGGCTATGTAGGCCTGAAGTCAGAACTGCGTGCAACCCAAGACTTCCTCAAGGATATGCGAAAGGAGTACGGTTACTGTGAACAGTAGAATGGAAGACTTACTGGTGTCAGTGATTAAGGAGGCCAAGGCTATGACCGAGGACCATTTCACTGCGACCCACCCAAGCCTTGACACAGCCAAGAGGCTGGCCACTGCAGCCGTAGAGCTAGAGTTTGAGGTTATCGAATGGTACTTAGACAGGACAGAGGAAGACAAGTGAGCAAGAAGTACGAAATGGAGTCAACCCTAGCTGCACTGGCTAGGGGCTTCAGTAACCCTGAACTCTACGAGGACCTGTACCAAGAGGGGGCCCTAGCTTGGCTAGAGTCCGAAGCTAAGGGTGAAGACCGGGCAGCTACAGAGGCGTGGGAGGCTATGAACGACTTCCTGTCCAAGAGTAGCCTAGACGTAACGGTCCCTATGCACGAAGGGACCCGTACTGCACTCAAAAAGATAAGAGCTGGTGAGACTTGGGACGGTACGGACAAGCTGAGTGAAAAGGCATTCTACAGCCTGTATTGGGCACTAAAGGACCTGAGCCAAGTATCTGATGAAATGCCTCATGCCCAAATGTCGGACCCAGAGTTTGAGCTGTTCTTTAAGGAGGCGGCAAAGCTGGTCCTGAAAAAGATGGGGGTTGAATACCATACCCTTTTCTACTACCAGTATGGGCCCCTCGGGTACAGCCTTCAGGACATCTCTGCAGAGCTGGACGTAAGCCCGTCCAAGGCAAAAAAGATGAACCAGACCCTTTCTGCATTCCTGCGTAGCCTTGTTTAATTTGAACCTTATCTCCCACAGAGAGGTATAGGTTTAAACCTTAGTAAACCCGAAAGGAGAGGACATGTACATAAACGAGGAACAGTCCCATCAACCCTGTCCCCACCCTAGCTGTAGCTCTTCCGATGGGTTCAGCTTCAATCCTGAGAAGGGTGTAGGAAAATGCTTTAGTTGTGACAACCCGTACCCTGCAAAGGGTGTGAATTACTCAGAGGAAACCCGAATGAAATACCCACTAAAGGAGAAGGACAACGTGTCCTCCTTTGTCCCCAAGAACATTCAGGCCCGTGACAGTGGCTCCCTCAAGGCTGACTTCATCGGCTTGCGGGGTATCAGCAAAGACACAATGGCTTTCTACGGTGTGAAGACCTTCATGGACTCTGACGGTCCTGTGAAGCAGGAATACACCTACCCGTCTGGTGGTCAGAAGGTACGGTATTTCCCAAAGGCATTCTCTGCAGTGGGCCTCCGTCAGGATGAGCTATTTGGGATGAACCTGTGGAATGCTGGTTCTGCCCGTTATGTAACGGTCACTGAGGGAGAGCTAGACGCCCTCTCAGCCTACCAGATGCTTCAGGGGACCTACACCAACCCTGTAGTTTCCTTCCCCTCTGCGACCCCTTCAAAGGGTTTGTGGGAGAAGTGTGGCCCGTGGCTGGACAGTTTTGAGAAGATTATTGTAGCTACTGACAGTGATGCCCCCGGCAATGCTCTGGCAGAGAAAATCTTTCGCCTGTTCCCTTCCAAGACCTACCGGATGAACTTCGACAAGTACAAGGACCCGAACGAGTTTCTGGAGAAGGGTAAGAAACAGGAGTTCAAGTCTGCTTGGTATGCAGCCCGTAAGTTCACCCCGGAGAACGTCCTGTCCACCCCGGAGCAACTTCTGTCCCTCTACCGAGACACACCGGACCACCAGTTTGCACCGACCGGCATTCAGGCCCTAGATGATAAGCTGCTTGGTATCCACCAAGGACAGTTCCATGTCCTGAAGGCTGCTACAGGTATCGGTAAAACTGAGGTCATGCGGTTCCTTGAGTTCAGCCTACTGAAGCAAGGCATCTCCTTTGCTGCATGGCACCTTGAGGAAACCAAGCTCCGTACCCTGCTTGGCCTTGTGTCCTACAAGCTAGGGAAGAACGTCACCCGACGGGACCTGATTGAAGACGAGGAAACCAATGCAGAGGTTGAACAGGCAATTCAGGAGATTGCAGAGGCGGAGGTCTTCCACCAGTTTTACATGCCGGAGGGTTCAACGGTTGACGACTTCATCGAGCAAATCCGGTACTTCGCCACAGCAGCAGAGGTCAAGTTCATATTCTTCGAGCCAATCCAAGACGTAGTCTCTGGGATGACTGACGAGAACAAGGAGGCCCTACTTGCGGACCTGTCTGTCCGTCTGTCAAAGTTGGCTGCTGAGTTGAACATTGCCCTTGTGACCATCGGCCACACTAACGAAATGGGAGAGGTAAAATACTGCCGCATGATTACCCAGAGAGCTGGTGTAGTTATCGACATTCACCGGGACAAGGACTCTGACGACGTAGAGGAACGTAACACCACCTACCTCACCATCAAGAAGAACCGTCCATGTTCTGAGGAAGGGACAGCTGGTAAGCTCCGTTTTGACCCTCGTTCCTTCACCCTACAGGAGATTTTGTAATGGGAAAAAGGTCTGACTTCGGCAGGATACCTCGGGACTTCTACCCGACACCGGAGTCAGCTGTCCGCCCTCTCTTTGCACATCTCCCTGAAGGGTTCACCTTCTCGGAGCCCTGTGCAGGGGACGGAAGGCTAATCACCCATCTGGTGAACGGTGGGGGCTCTTGTGTAGCAGCCTCGGACATTGAACCGAGGGGCTTCGGTATTACCGAGGCAAGCTATCAGGAGGCTCCGGTTTCTGGGGACTGGGTTATCACCAACCCACCTTGGGACAGGAAGGTCCTTCATCCGATGATAGAGTATTTCTCGGGACTACTCCCTACTTGGCTCCTGTTTGATTCTGACTGGATGCATACGAAGCAGAGCATTCCCTACTTGCCTTTCCTAAGAAAGGTGGTATCTGTGGGGAGAGTTAAATGGATAGAGGACAGTCCCCACACGGGGAAAGATAATTGTTGCTGGTACTTGTTCGACAAGTCCAACACAGAACGAACGAGGTTTTACGGAAGGACCTAAAGAATGACACCCGACAACCACATAGTCTTCGACATGGAGTCCGATGGTCTCCTAGAAGCCGCAACCAAAATTCACGTTCTGTCCTACCACAAGGACGGGGAAGTTCACAGCACCCATGACTACGACGAAATGAGGGAGGTCCTGACCGGGGCCTCTACACTGGTCGGACACAACATCATCCGGTTTGACGTAGTCCTCCTTGAGAAGCTGCTAGACATTAAGATTGAGGCTCGCCTTATCGACACCCTTGCCCTCTCTTGGTATCTCCGTCCTGACCGACAACGGCATGGTCTGGAGGGCTATGGGGAGGACTACGGTATCCCCAAGCCTGTTATCACAGACTGGGACAGCCTGACCCCGGAGGACTACCGCCACCGTTGTGAGGAGGACGTAAAAATTAACACTCGTCTCTACGGTGAACAGGTGAAGGACCTCCGGTGGTTGTACCCTGACCAGTCTGAGCTTGACCGGTTTGTGGACTACCTATCGTTCAAGGTGGACTGTGCAGCTGAACAGGAGAAGCTACGGTGGCGTCTGGACGTACCGAAGGCCGAGGCTCTTTATGCAGAATGGACAGCTCTCCGTCAGGAGAAAATGGACCAGCTGGTGGAGGTCATGCCACAGGTTCCGGTTTACCGAAAGGTGACAAAGCCGGTGAAGACCCACAAGCAAGACGGTTCTCTCACTGCCTACGGTGCCCGTTGGTTTGCCACTCTTGAGGAGGCAAAGATGCCTTCCACAACAGAGGGGCCTATCAACGTCTTGAAGGAAATGGTTCCGGCTAACCCCGGCTCTAACATGCAGGTGAAGGACTGGCTTTACTCTCTGGGCTGGAAGCCCTCTACGTTCAAGTACAGCAAGGACGTAGACGGTAACGAGAAGGTAGTAGAGCAAGTCAGGAACGGCTCTGAGCTTTGCGACAGTGTGAAAGACCTGATACCGGAGAACCCCTCAGTGGGCATCCTAGACGGTCTCACAGTGCTGAACCACCGGCTTGGCATCGTCAAGGGTTTCCTAGACAAGGAACGTAGTGGCTATGTCGTAGCAGGAATCAACGGGTTTACCAACACCCTCCGGTTCAAGCATTACAAGCCACTGGTGAACCTGCCGGGGGTGGACAAGCCTTACGGGGCTGACATTCGGGGATGCCTGATTGCACCGGAGGGCTACGTCCTGTCCGGGGCAGACATGGTCTCTCTGGAGGACACAACCAAGAGGCACTACATGCAACCACTGGACCCGGACTATGTAGAGGAAATGAGCAAGGAGGGCTTTGACCCACACCTTGACTTGGCTAAGCAAGCCCGTTTCATTACCGAGGACCAACAAAAGTTCTATGCTTGGTATGAGGCAGAGGGCTTTAAGCAGACAGGGGAAGACGCAGCACTAAACGAAGGTCTTTACAAGAGGCTCAAGGCTGTGCGAAAGTCCTCCAAGGTGGTGACATATTCCGCCTTGTACGGTGTAGGGGCCACTACCCTTAGCCGGAGTACGGGCCTTAGTGTAGGCCAGTGTAAGAGCCTCCTAGACGCCTACTGGAAACGGAATTGGGCTGTGGAGGCTGTAGCCAAGAGCCTGAAGGTACGGGAACGGTTCTCACAAATGTGGGTACAGAACCCGGTGTCTGGCTTCTGGTATTCCCTCCGGTCTGACAAGGACCGGTTCTCTACCCTTAACCAAGGAACGGGGGTGTATTGCTTTGACTCTTGGGTCAAGCTGTGCAGGACCAAAGGTATCAAAACCATAGGCCAGTTCCACGACGAAATCATTGCCTTGGTCCCTGTAGGTGACGAGGGCAAGACTGAGCAACTGATGAAGGAAGCAGCAGACGAGTTAAACCAGCAACTCAAGCTAAACGTAGACCTCGGGGTAGATGTTCAGTTTGGGAATAACTACGCAGAAATTCACTAAATAATCCGAACCGTCCCCGTAGTAGGGAGGTATGGTAAACTACCAACTAGCCAACCAAAGGAGAACCCGACATGGCTACAACAAAACGTATCATTGCTGAAGGCACCGTAGAGTGGGTAAAGATTTTCCCGGACCACTTTGACGACAACATGCAGTACCACGAAAACACCAAAGGCCAATACAACATGATTTTCTACCCAGACAATATGGAGAAATTTGTGTCCGATGGCTACCCAGAACAGAAGGGGGCCTTTAAGACGATCAAGGAAGGCAACCCACAGTATGGCTCTGGTCAGTGTATCAAACTGAAACGCCCGGTGTTTAACCCAAACCTCCCGAACGAGGAAGGTGGTAAGGGTGTCTACATGAGTGCCCCCGTAGTCCTCAACCGTACCGAGGACCCTACCGGTTCTGAGGAATGGTCCTACTCTGAGGACGGTCCAATCGGTAATGGCTCCCGTGTCAAGGTTCAGGTGTCTGTCTACTACGGAGACCGTGCTACAATCGACACCTTGGAAAAGGTGGCCGTTCTTGAGCTGGAAGAATACGAAGCAGGGGACACGTTCTAATGGACATTAAAATCTCTGTTCAGTACGACCCGGAGTGGGACGGTGTAGACCAGAAGCTCACTCTTGAGGAAGTAGATACCGGGGACTCACTCTCGGACATTCTCCGGGTTATGGAGACGTTCCTCTCAGCTATGGGCTTCACTTACGTGGAGAAGCTGGAGGCTCATAAATCAAGTGGGGACACGGTGTCATCCCATGACGTAAACTAGGAGACTACCATGAACGGTATTACTAAGACTTATGTAGACGGTGACATTGTAGCCTACCGTTCTGCAGCATCGGCTGAAGCCAAGGACCTGACCCTGCAAGAGGCGAAGGATAACGTGGACTCTATGCTGAGTGGTATCGTTCATTTCACTCTGGACTTCCCTGCAGATAACGACTGGGAAGTCTACCTGACCGGAAAGAATAACTTCCGTTTCGATGTCGCCAAGAGTCACCCCTACAAGGGGAATCGAGTCAACAAGGAAAAACCGAAGTTCCTCCCACACCTACGGGACTACATGGTAGAACAGTGGGGGGCAGAGGTCTCAGACGGAGAGGAGGCAGACGACCTGTGCAGCAAGTCAGCCTACAGGAACGGGTCCTCCTCTTGTATTGCCTCCGTAGACAAGGACCTAAAAATGGTCCCTTGCTGGCACTACAACTTTGTCAAGGAGGAGCTGACCTTTGTGGAGCCATTCCAAGGTTTGGTCTGGTTCTACACCCAAGTCCTAACCGGAGACCCTGCCGATAACATCAAGGGTATCCACCGGGTAGGACCCAAGAAGGCAGCTCAAATCCTAGACGGTGCCACTACTGAGGTCGGTCTTTACCGAAGGGTCCTTGAGGCTTACGACGGTGACAGGAACCGAGTGATAGAGAACGGTAGACTTCTCTGGATGCGTAAGGAAGACAATGAACTCTGGGAGCCACCGGAATGAGTAAGACATCCACTGCCAAGGCCAAGGGCAGGAAGGGGCAACAGGAGGTCCGGGACGCAATCCTCAAGACCTTCCCCCAACTTGAGCCAGACGACGTAAAGTCTACAGCTATGGGCCAGAACGGGGAGGACGTACAGCTTTCCCCTGCCGCCCGTCGTTTGATGCCGGTGTCTATCGAGGTCAAACGTAGGAAGGACTTTGCTGCACTTTACAACTACCAAGACCAAGCCAAGCAGGACGGTTACTACGAGCCTGTGGTTTTCCTCCGGGGGGACCGTAAGCCTTGGCTGGTTATCGTAAACATGGACCATTACTTGGAGCTTACCAAATGTCAGAGTCAGACGAACAGTTCGTAGTCTACGCATGGCTGGAGCATGAGACCTTTGGCGGGTTCCAGCAAGTCTGGGACGGTACTTACGAGGACTGTGTAGACTTTGTGAACTCCCCTCAGTCCCGACTTGATCTAGAAATGGGCTTGTACTCTGAGTTTCAGATACTACCTATCGAGACAGCTTCGGCCCTTCTCATGGCTGTGGGCTTAGACGACAACACCACTATTCACTAGGAGCCCGACATGGCAAAGAAGAAAGAGGACGACATCGTAGTCCGACCGTCCCACTACACCAAGTACGAATTGGAACCTGTAGAATTCATAATGCGCAACCGCCTATCGTTTGAAATTGGGAATATAGTGAAATACGCCTGTAGAGCCGGGGGTAAGCTGTACCCAGACCAAGACGAAATCGAGTCCCGTATCACCGACCTTGAGAAAGTACGTCGATATGCGGAAATGGAAATCAACCGCCTGAAAGGTATGAGTATCCTATGATTATGCAGACTCTGCAAATAGCTGCTTTGGTGGCTCTGGTGTCCCCCCTGATTATCGTCGGGGTGGGCATGATGTTAGGCCTCGTTCTCGCAGTTTCTCAGGTGATGATGGGGGTAGTTGTCGGAATGCTCATGCTGTTCCGTGGCTCCTCCGACCAAGACTGGGGGGATGAAGAATGAGGAGTATCTTTGGTAATATGCCTTACGACGAATCAATGGAGCTAGCAGTAAAAATGGTAGAATACAACCCCAACGGAACTCCCCGTTCAACCTCCGTTCACTACGATGCGGTCAAGGCATTCACACTGGCGATGGGTCAGCCTGTGGGGGTTGATATTAATGACCGTAAAAACAGAGACCTTCTGGAAATGCGCTTGGACCTGATTGACGAAGAAATAGATGAAATGGGCCAAGAAACGCCAGTGGTCTGGTATAGACCCGATGGAAGAACGAACAAACCTGCCTTTACCAAAGAATTGGCGGACCTTCTTTACGTGATCTACGGAATGGCCGTTACGTTCGACCTGCCCATTGATGAGGTGTTCGAGAGGGTCCACCGTTCCAACATGAGCAAACTGGGTGACGACGGTAAGCCCATCTACCGGGACGACGGTAAAGTCCTGAAGGGGCCAAACTACGAACCGCCGAAGCTGGACGACCTGTTCTAATGCTGACGGTCTTGATTGTCGTAGCCCTAGCCCCACTTATAACGGGGGTCCTACTCGGGACCTCCTTTGTAGTCTTTAACCTAGTGACGTGGATTCTATGCGAACTCAATATGCGATAACACTGGCCCTAGTCGTAGGCTGGCTCTGCTTTGTAATGAGTACGGCTGTACTTACTGCCGTCACCGAGGACAATCTAATCAAGGAAGTAATAAGAAATGTCGGATAACTACCTACCAACCCCCTACCAGCAATTCATTGCTAAGTCTCGGTACGCCCGTTGGCTAGAAGACAAGGGACGCCGGGAGACTTGGGCCGAGACTGTGGACCGGTACATGACGGAGGTTGTCGGTGACAAGGTCCCTGCAGACACAGCCGAAGAAATCCGGGAGGCAATCCTGAGCCTCCGGGTGATGCCTTCAATGCGTGCCATGATGACAGCAGGACCAGCACTGCACCGGGACAACACCTCCGGCTACAACTGCAGCTACCTGCCGGTGGATGACCCGAAGTCCTTTGACGAGGCCATGTTCATTCTCCTCTGTGGGACCGGGGTAGGCTTCTCGGTTGAACGTCAGTTTGTGTCGAAGCTCCCAGAAGTTCCTGACGAGCTGTTTATGAGTGAGACTACAGTAGTGGTCAAGGACAGTAAGGAAGGCTGGGCAAAGGCGTTCCGTCAAGTCCTGTCCCTGCTGTGGGCTGGAGAGGTCCCTAAGTGGGACGTGTCGAAAGTCCGTCCAGCTGGTGCCCGACTGAAGACCTTTGGTGGTCGAGCCTCCGGCCCTGCCCCTCTGGTTGACCTGTTCAATTTTGCAGTGGCCACCTTCCACAAGGCCAAGGGTCGAAAGCTCTCCTCTCTGGAGTGCCATGACCTCATGTGTAAAATCGGTCAGGTTGTGGTTGTCGGTGGTGTCCGACGTTCAGCCATGATTAGCTTGTCCAACCTGTCTGATGACCGGATGCGTCATGCCAAGTCCGGTAACTGGTGGGACACCGAGGGCCAACGTGCCTTGGCAAACAACTCCGTTTGCTACACAGAGAAGCCGGATGCAGAGCTGTTCATCAAAGAGTGGGGGGCACTGATTGAGTCGAAGTCTGGTGAACGTGGCATCTTCAACCGGAAGGCTGCTGAAGCTCAGGCTGTGAAGAACGGACGTAGGGCAGGTGGTTTCGAGTGGGGCACGAATCCCTGTTCAGAAATCATCCTCCGACCGTACCAGTTTTGCAATCTGACTGAGGTTGTAGTCCGGTCAACGGATGACGAGGTGAGCCTCCGGGAGAAGGTACGACTTGCAACCATCCTCGGGACCATCCAGTCCAGCTTCACCAAGTTCCCTTACCTTCGGAAGGTGTGGCAGAACAACACCGAGGAAGAACGTCTGTTGGGGGTCTCTCTTACCGGCATCATGGACAACCCACTGATGACCTCGGAGAACCAGCTCTTGGACGGACTTCTGGAGAACCTGAAACGGACTGCTGTGGAGACAAACAAAGAGTGGGCTGCAAAGCTGGGCATTCCTGCCTCTGCTGCAATCACCTGCGTCAAGCCTTCGGGCACTGTCTCTCAGCTGGTGGACTCTGCTTCTGGCATTCACGCCCGACACAGTGAGTTCTACATTCGGACTGTCCGGGGTGACAACAAGGACCCACTGACGGAGTTCCTGATGGACTCCGGTGTCCCCTGCGAGCCAGACGTGATGAACCCGAACTCCACCACTGTCTTCTCCTTTCCGGTGAAGGCTCCGGCTGGATACCACACCGAAGTCCGAGGGGACCAAACAGCAATTGAGCAATTGGAGACGTGGCTCACCTACCAGAGACACTGGTGTGAACACAAGCCTTCCATCACCGTCTCTGTCCGAGACGAGGAATGGATGGACGTGGGGGCCTTTGTCTTCAAGCACTTTGACGAAATGTCCGGTGTCTCGTTCCTGCCTCACTCGGACCACACCTACCAACAAGCTCCGTATCAGGAGTGTACGGAGGCTGAGTACGAGGAGGCACTGTCCAGAATGCCCAAGTCG